CCGAGCCGGTAGGTCTGGTTGTTCTCGCGCACCACATCGGTGACGATCGTCTTGCGTGCGAGGAACGCGAAGCCGTGGCGCGTGAACGCCGCCGTGGTCTGGTCGGAGAATGGCTCGACGGTCTGGAACCCGAAGCCATTGATGCCGCCGGGCTGGATCCGGTCCTTCACATGGATTGCCGCGACGCGCCCCGGCTTCAGTACCCGCAACAGGTTCGGGAGCAGGAAATCCATCTGCGCCCAGAAGTGCGGCGCATCATCCGTGTGCCCCATGTCGTTGTAGCTCGGGCTGTATTCGTACTGCGTCCCGAACGGGATGCTGGTCACGATCAGGTCGACGCTGTTCGTGTCCATCGCGCGCGCTTCGAGCACGCAATCGTTGTTGATGCAGCGGTAAGACTTGCCCGAGGCCTCGATGCGTTCCACGCCCAGCGAACGCGATAGCTGCTGGATCGCGGCCTGATGCGACAGGCCGAACTTTCGGATGATGTCCGTCATTTTCCCCACCATGGTTTCGTGCTGGCGCCACTTGCGTTCGATGTTGCGGCGGATTTCGCGCTCGGCTTCGGTGTAGATGAAGTCGACGCGCACGGGCTGGGTCTGCCCGAACCGCTGCACGCGGTGCAACGCCTGATAGATGTCGTTGAACTTGTGCCCGATGCCGAGGAAGATTTCGCGCGCGCAATGGCGCTGCAGGTTCGTGCCGCTGCCGAGCATCACCGGCTTGGCTGCGAGCTCGGCAATCTCGCCATCGGAAAACCTGCGCACGATCGTTTCGCGCTCGTCCAGGTCTTGGCTGCCGTACACCGTCGCGGCGTCCGGGATCGCCTTCTCCAACGCGTGGCGCTCGGCTTCCAGGTCATGCCAGAGGATCCGATGCTCACCCGGCGCTTCGTTGCGCAGTTCCTGCAGCTTGGCCAGTCGCGCCGGCAGGCTGTCACGCTTCTCGCGCGCGGCGTCCTGAAGGCTCACCGCGGCATTGGCGAACATGCGTCCCTGCCCATCCTTCTCGGCGCCGGGGGCGGACTGGCTCGGGATTTCGTGCCAGCGCACGTCGAGCGGCGGCAGTGTGTAGCCCTCGTCGCTGAACTCGGGCCCAAGGTCGGACGGGGTTTGCAGGAACACGGCCCAAGTCGAAACCCACGACCAGAACTCGGCTTCCTTGTGCGCGTGCAGCGTCAGCGCGTCGGCCTTCTCGCTGTTGCGCTTGAAGAACCGGGTCTTGGCCGCGGGTACATCCATGATCCCGAGGAACGCCGCGTAGGCAAGCAGCTCGATGTAGTCATTCGGCGAAGGTGTTGCCGTCGCGACGAACCGGAACCGGATGCCATCGCCGACCTTACGCTGCGACTTGTCGCGGCGATCGTCACCGGCGAACAGCGCCATGAACTCGCGAAAGGTCTTGGTGCCACCGAACCCGCGCAACACGGATGCTTCGTCAAGGCTCGCCGCCTGGAACAGTCGCGGGTCGAGCTTGCCGTCGCGCACTGTTTCGTAATTCGTGAGGTAGACGCCGGTGTCGCCGGCCTCTTCGATCCGGCGGATGAACTTCGGCGGCTCCGGCCAGTGCAGATGCGTCACCGCGTCGCGCATGAACTCCTGGCGCACGCCGAGCGGGCAGACGATCAGGCCGCGGCCGTTGACATGCTCCGACGCGATCCGCACTGCTTCCAACTGCATCGCCGACTTGTGCAGCCCGAAGGCGGTGAACAGCGCGCGCCTGCCGCCCTGCAACATCCACGGCACCAGCACGCGGCAGTGCGGACGCAAGCCGGGGTTCATCGAGGCCGGATCGACGTCGAAGCCGAGCTTGGGCGCAACCGCAACCTTCGCTTCGAGGAACTGGCGGTATGCGTCGGTCACGCCGACAGAATCCGTGGCATCGACGTGCGCCGCACCCGTGACGCGCACGCTCATGCCGCGGTCCTCAAGGCTTCGATCACGCGCAGCGCCGCCAGTGGCGGCACGGCGTTGCCGAGCATGAACATGGCCTCGCGACCGTTCGCCGGCAGCACGTAGTCATCGGCGAAGGTCATGGCGCGACGGGCTTCCGCAACGGTCAACATCCGCATGCGTTCGCCGTCGATCACAGCCCAACGGTCATGCGTGGTGATGGTGCCGATCGGTTGCGTGAGGCTCCGGCCGCCACGCGTCTGACCGTAGTACGAAGTCAGGAACCGATCGCCGTGCTGCTCGCGGCCACGCGCGATCCGTGCCAGCGTGTTGGCGGCGCGGCCCTTGCGGTTGATCGCCGCCCAGCGGCCGGCGTTGAAGTCGATGATGTTGGACGCCGGCACATGTTCCTGCCGCGGCAACCGCAGTTCGATCGGGTGCTTGCTGCGGGTCAGCACGATGAACACGCGCTCACGGTTCTGCGGAACTCCCAGGTCGGCGCAATCAACAACGTGCGGCGCGATCGCGTAGCCGAGTGCAGCCAGTGCCGCGCACCACGCCGGGTAAAGCGTCCAACGGGTGAAGGCCGGAACGTTCTCGATCAGCGCAAGCGGCGGCCGGTGACATTCCAACGCCGACACCACGGCCCACGCGGTAGCCCTGCATGCGTCGTGGTGCGGCCGTTCCTTGCCGCGCGCCGGTGTATGCCCTTGGCAGGCCGGCGACGCCAGCAACAGGTCATGCGCGGGAACCTGCGTCCAGTCGGCCTGGTGCAGGTCCTGGCACAAGTGCAGCGTGTTCGGGTGGTTGGCGGCATGCGTTTCGACCGCAGCCATCCAGTGGTTCGCCGCCCACACGACTTCGCATCCAGCCTGCACGGCGCCCGTGCTGAAACCGCCGGCACCGGCGAACAGATCAATCGCGGTGAACGCGCCGTCAGCCATGGGCCACCTGCCGCCGCGCCTTGCGCATGGCCGAGCCTTTGCTTCTGTACCAATTGCGGAACTTTTCCGCGCGGCAGGCCTTGCACCATGAAGCTGGCAGGCGACCGTCCAGCGAATAGAACTCCTCATCGCACGGCAGGTCCTCGCCGCAGCATCCGCAGCGCACCGTCCAGCAGTCCAGTTCATCGCTGAATTGCAGATGCCGAAGCTCGGCGCTGCGACCGGCGGGCAGCATCATCTTCGATGCGCGACGCTGGGGCACTTCCAGCGTCTCGCAGGGCTCCGAGTGGCCAGAAGCAAGCATCACGCCGCCAGCTTCTGCTGCGTGGACTCGCCGGCGTCCGGCGGAATCAGCGTGATTTCGACGGTCTCTTGCACGAGCTGGCAGAGCTTGCCGCTGGTGCGGCCATCGGGATACGCGCTGGCGCGGAACGTGATCGCGACGCTGCCGCCGTCCATGGCTTCGAACACGAAGTTCGAAAGCTCGACGTCATCCAGCTTCAGGACTTCATCGACGGCGAGGCCGGTGACGATCGACAACTCGTAACCCGGAAAGTCCTCGTCCCATTTCAGCGGCGCCAGGCGCGGCAGCTTGCGGGCGGTCAGGCCATCATCGCCAAGCGGCAAATCGGTCTGCTCGCCGGATGCCGGTTTCCGGTACAGCAATTTGCGGATGCCCTTGTCGAAGCAATCGAGCACGCTGCTGTGCATCGTGCATTCGATCTTGAGGTCGCCGGCCTTGACGTTCTCGTCGCCGTGCTTTTCGGCGCGAATGTTGAAATTGCAAATCTTCACTTGCTGGTTTTCGATGCGGAACATGGGGCGGTTTCCTTGCGGTGGGGAGGGGATCAGGCGGTCTTGCGAAGTGCTTGCCGTTCGCCGCGCAGCACGGCGGTCATTGCTTCGAGCATCTGCGGAAGGTCATCGGCGGCGTAGAGCTTCGCCGCGCCCTGGTGGCCGACCGGACTGAAACCGAGTTGCGCCAGACCATCAGCGCTGATCGACAGCGGCGCGATGCGGGCATTGATATCGCCGAGCTTTACGCGCGCAATAGAGGCGCGGGGTTTTGCTATGACCTCTTCCCGGTTTTCCAGCCCCGCGGAGCTCCCCGGTGTAGGCAGTCCTTGGGGCTCATCGGTCCGGCTGACTGCCACCGGTTCCGGATCATTGCCCTCTCGCTGGGTATTCCGTGCCGCCTGTTCGCGCTCGATGCGCGCGGCCTCTTCCTGCTGACGCAGGCGTTCCGCGCGTTCTTCCTCTTCCTTCCGGATCCGTGTGCGCTCGGCTTCCAGCCGTTCGGCCTCGCGCTTCTGGTGCTCGGCGACGCGCGCCGCGGCGAGGTTGCGCAGGTCTTCCGGCGACTTCGTGACGCATAACATCACGCGATCGGCGAACAGGTGCGCGTGTTCCTTGAACTCGTCCAGCACCGCGACATTCGCCCGGATGCGATCAGCGCGCTGGCTGGCATCGATCTTGGCCGCGGCGACTGCCGAATCGATGGCATCGCGCATGCTGGTCAGTGACTTCTTGCCCTTGATCGCTGCACCGATGTCGCTGGTGAGCGTAGGGGGAATGCCGAGCGCGTGTTCTCCCGACATCGCGTTGATGCTGTCATAGTGGGCGCGCACCGCGGCGACGCCGTTCGCAACAAGCTCCGCGCGGCGGTGTTCCTTCTCCGTCTTGACCAGGCGGTCAAGTTCCAGCCGCACCTTGCGCGTCTCGGCGCTCACGCTGTCGATCGTGCGGCAGACTTCGTCCACCGACTGCATTTGCGCAAGCACGTTCGCCTTGGCCGCGTCCAGCCTGTCTTCGACACCCTTGCACCACTTCACCGTCGTTTCGGCGTCGGCGAAGTCCTCGTCGGTCTGCAGATCACGATTGATCGATCCAAGCACCGCCATCGCGTTTCCGCGAAACTCCGCCAGGTTCGAGAACGTGACCATGCCTTGCGCTTCGACGCGCAGCGTCGGAAGGGTTTCAGGCGCGCTCCCGATCGGCTTCGGTGATGCGGCCTGCGCCGGCGTGTATCCGGCAAGGTCCTGTTCGAACTGCTCCCAGCCGGCGACGATTCGCGCCCGCAATTCCGGGTTCGGCGTATACCAGCAGTGCAACTCCTCCACGAGGTCATCACCGTTCCAATCGGAGGCCATGAACAGGACGCGCTCAGCGTTCGCAATCATCGCCTGCTGTTCCATCTGAACCTGGTATTCCTCGGGCAGGTTCTCGCCGGTGCAGCCTTCCATCGAGAGGACGGCGCGCAGCGTCTGATTGAGCCGCTTGTGCTCCCATGCCGTCGATTCGTCCAGCGTCAAGCCGTCGAAACTGGCTGACAACCGCGCATGCAGCGCGCTCAGCATGTCATCCGGAACACCGATGACGGGGTAGAGGTCGTCGCCGATGATCTTCTCGGCAATCGGCCGGGCCAAAGCCTCGAAACGATGGCCCTCGTCGAACCGCTGCTGTGTGGCCGCATCAATCGCCGGCGCGATGCCGCTTGCGCGTTCGTCCAGCAATTGCGTGCGCGTGCGATACGAACTGACGCCCAACATGGCCGGCGCATCGCTGGCGTTCCAATGCGTGGCCCGATGGCGATACCATTCCGGCGTGCCTTGGACGAGCGACAAGATCCTCATGGCTGTTCTCCCTGCGGTTGCACAGGCGCCAAGTCACGGATCGCGGCCTTCTGTTCGTCGGTCAACGTGCCTTTGGTTTCGATCATCGCGATGATGTCGGCGACGGTCTTCTTGCCAGACGCCATCGCTTCGCCCCACTTCGGAAGGTTCACCTGGAACTTGTCGGGGGGATATGCGGGCAACGCTTCAGGCTGCGCCGGGAGCACAGTCACCGTGGTCAGTGTGGGCGCGGGCGCGTCCTCGATCTCGTCCGGTGTGTAGACGCCCAGCAACGCCTCGGGCGCATAGCGCCGCGCCCATTGCCGTGTACCGCGGTACACCAGCATGTCGTCGGGCTGCTTTTTCCAGTTTTCGTTCGATGTTTGCCAGTCCACCACTGTGCCGACGACTGACTGCTCGATCGGCGATCCATGCGGACGTCCGGTGACGGTCACCGAGCGGCCCAAACCGGTGCCGCTGAACTCGTAGCGCAAGCGCCCATCGATCGCGCCCATCGCATAGAGCGCGGCCGCTACCAGCTTCCCTTCATAGCAAAGCTTGTCGTGCACGACGGACGTGCACTGCGCAACGCTCATTGCGTCCATGCCCCAGCGCTGCGCCTGCATGATCACCAGCAGGCAATCGCCCGGCTTGTCCCGCAAATGCTTGGGAATCAGGTTGGCCTTGGCCATGACGCTCGCGAGTTCGAGCGCGTCCGCGATGGAGCGTGGGACAAGGGCATTTTGCTGCGACCAGCTTGCACTGGGAGGGGGCTGAAACGGGGCGACTGCGTTCATGGAGAATTCCTGTTGGTTGAGAGGACGCTTGCCAAAAGCCAATTACTGACTGGCCGGCGCGGCGCGGCGGCACGCGAGGACGCGCCCGCTGCCGTCCTGGAAGTTGATGAGCGCGTCGCCGTCGTGGAGATCGACGAGCCACGCGTACGAAGACGGCGCCTCGGCATCGACCGTAGATGTCCAGCACCAGTCGCCGTCGACGCCTGGGAAGGCTTCGGTGTCGATCGCCGGCGCGTAGCGAGAGCGATCGCACAGCGCGAACAGTTCTTCGACTTCCGGCAGTCGCCAGTCGGCGGCGCTCGCCAACTCCAGCGCGGCGCATGCTTCTTTCGCCTTCGCGTATGTCAGGCGCTTGGGGCTGATGAAACCCGCCGACCAGATCAGGCCGGTGCGCTGATCGACCACAGCGACGTGATCTTTGGCGTCGGCTGGAAGTTGCGCGCCATCGGCGCCGATCTTGATGAAGTGCTGTTGCATGGAGTGTTCTCCTGTGGTGATGGGTAGGCTTCAGCGCGAGACGTCTTCTTCGCGCTGGAACCGAAAGGCGTTGCCCAGGCCGGGCTGATTGGCGCGACGGCGCCATGCGGAAACGCGTTCCGCGTTTGAGAGCGTCCGCATTGAATCCCAGCGGCGTGCGTGGGCGATCCCTACGGCCTCCACACACCCGGCGCGCACCATGCGACGCACGTAGCACTTGTCGCGCTGGACAGAATTCATGCGTGCACTTCGACCCGTTCGGACAGCTCTTCCATCGCGCGATCGGTCGCTGTGGCGATGATCGTGTTGCGCAGATGCAACACCAGGCGCCTGCCCGCGGTGCACTCGTCGCCGTCCATCGCCGCGAAGATCACGTCGTTTTCGGCGGCGGCCGTCAGGTCGTGCAGGGCATCCGCCCATGCTTCGGGGTTGCGCAGGGCGAGTTCCCGCGCCTGCCGCACGTAAGCCTGCACGCTGTCGGAACCGGGAACGGCGATTGCGAGTTGGCACATGTCAGATACCCTCCGATCCATCAAACCAGTCCTGCTCGTAGGCGACGCGTCGCTCGACCGCGAGCGCAACCGCATCGTTTTCCATCGCTTCGGTGAAATCGGCCGCGTCGCAGCCGTAGCTGTTCTCCGTCTCCGTGATCGCGCGTTGCATGTCGTCGCGGCTCACGCGCGGATGCAGATCGTTCGCGTAGCCGGTGAGGACGTGCACGAGTTCGGCGTTCATCTCAGTGCCCCAACGCGCGGAACGCGAGGATCAGCACCAGGCTGCCGATCGCGTAGAATGCAGCGGCCGCCCAGAACCCGCGCTTGAATCCCATCTGGTACGCGCGGCGATCGGTATCGACCGGGCCGGCACCGCGCCAGTCGCGGCGGTAATCGTCTGAGCGCTTCATGCCTGCGCCCCTTCGACCGCCTTGGCCGCCGCCGTCGCCGCTTCGATGATCGCGCGGGAGAGGTCGTCGCGGAGCTTCACGGCTTCGTGTTGGCGAAGGCCGATTTGTCCGTGACCAACGCGGATGCGGATGCAGGTGTCGCCGTAGTCGTCAACCGTGACGGTTGCTGGCTCGGCGAAGATTGCAACGTCGATGAAAGCCATGTTCAGTGTCCCCCGTTGAGTTCGGCCACGAGCGCGCGTGACCGGTTGAGCGCCGCCCGTTCGGACGCGCGCAGATCGCCCTCGCGCAGCCGCACGATCGCGATCAGGTGTTTGAGTGAGCCGAGCAGCCGCAGCGACGCGGCCATCAACTCAGCGTCGTGCTGGTGCGTGTAGACGATGGCGATCGGGTCGTGATGCGTGTTACGCACCGACCAGGTCTTGATACCCCTGATCACCAATCTGGCTGCGTGCCATGGACCCCGCGTGAACCTTGCCATCTTGCTCGTCCCGTCTGGCCGCTGGAGTGCGGCGACGGGATTAAGATAGCACCGCTATTTTAGGATTGCAATAGCAATGCTTAAAATAATTCCGGGCATGGAAAGCGCTGCAAAAGCAGGGCGGTCAAGCGCACTGCATCACGGTTTCACGTTGCGTGACAATCTTTGACGAGGCCGACCGGCTTGGCGCGAGCCATGCACGTATTCCCGTCGCATCCGGTGAGCCTGCATCGGGATGTACTCACCGAACAGGTAGGGGGAAATGATGGACGAGCGAGCCGACGAGATCATGGGGGCGCTGGTGGCCGGGATTCAGGCACTGCGCGAAGCGGAGTCCAGACCGGACCCGTTGCCGATCAAGCCTTATCTAAGGCTTGTAGCAGCTCTGCCAGAAAGCCAGTCCGCACCAGCTTCCCGGGCACGTGTTTGCGAATCAGCTTCGCCACGTCCCGTGCTTCGGCTTGTCGATGTGTGACCGCTGCGGTTGCTATAGCCGACACCGCGTAGCGCAGTGAATCGACGGCGCCCTCAAGACGCCGGACCCTTAGATCATCCGAAACGCTCGCCGTTCCGATCTCAGGCACCGCATTGCTCGATTGAGCAAGGCGTACCTGGGTGTACTCGGCGCTGATCAGGCCCGGGTTGGGGATGTCGAGAAAGCTTGCGACCCTTGGTGCATGGTGCGCCGGGACCGGACGCCAACCTCTGCGCCATTGTGAAACCAGCCCGTCGCTCACCTTCACGTGCCGAGCCAGTGCCGCATTCTGGACGCCGTGGCTGATCATCGCTGAATCAAGCGCCACCGATTCCGCGGTGGGCTTGCGCTTCGGTTTGTCCATGTAAGCGATGCTATTCATTCAGGCGTTTCCTGTCTGCGAGCAAAGCTATTGCACTTTGAAAATAGCGTTGCTATAGTCGCGGCGTGAAAACTAAAGCCATCAAACGCGCAGTCGCGGAACTCAACGGCAACAGCAGACTGGCGGAAGCCATTGGCGTTGCCCCGGCCCTTGTGAGCCAGTGGGTGAACGGAACTCGGCCTGTAGCAGCTCGCCATTGCATTCCGATCGAACAGGCTACGAATGGTGTCGTGACGCGTTACGACCTGCAGCCTGACGTGTTCGGCAAAGCCCCAGAAACGAAAGCAGCCTGACCCGCGCCAGCCTCCGTGCCGACGCGGGTTTTTATTGGGCCACGGATGGCCTTCCAAACCCTTCCAAAACGGGACGAACCCTGTTCAGGAACCATCCGATGGAACAAGCCGCCCTCTTTCACGAATCCCTGCACGACGCGCTCCGCGATTGTGTGCGCGCGCTCGGGGAGCCCAAGGCGGTAGGGAAGGCGATGCGCCCGGAAAAGTCCATGGACGAAGCCCGGACGTGGTTGCTCAATTGCCTGAACCCCGACCGGCCCGAGAAGTTCGACCCGGAACAAATCCTCTGGATTCTGCGCGAAGGCCGCAAGGCTGGGTGTCATGCCGCGATGGCGTACATCGCCCGCGAATGCGGCTACGCCGACCCGCAGCCGATTGAGCCCGAGGACGAGCGCGCAGCCCTGCAGCGCCAGTACATCGAAGCCGTCAAGACCCTTTCCAACATTAGCACGCGCATCGAGCGCGTAGGACTGCGTGCCGCATGACCACGCGCAAACCCAAACCCCGCAAAGCCGCGCCGCGCAAGGCTTCCGGGCCGACACTGGCGCTTCTGGATGAACACTTCGATACGCTGGCCCTGCGCGTTGGATCGTGCGAGTTTCAAGGTCGGCGGCGGGACGATGTACTCGCTGCTCTTGCGCGGCGCATCGCCATTCTCGAAACCCGCTCCCGCTACCGCGACGTCAGCCATGACGAGCCGGTGAGCAACGCCAGCGAGGCCATCGGCCACTTCACGCTGACCGAACCGCATCGTCCTTGGTGGCGCCGGTTCCTTGGCTTCATGGGGGCGCCATGACCTACGCCATCGCCTACGCCCTGCTTTGTGTCGGTTTCCTGGGCGGCTGGGTCACTTGTGCGATTTGGAGGCGTGATCAGCCATGAACGTGTGCCATTCCCTGCCCGACGGAAAGCTGCAGGAGCTTGACCCGAGATCCGCGCTCGGTTTTGCCGCTCATCTCGGCACGAAGCTCCCGCACGTCGAAGAAAACGAACAGGCCGGAATGCTGCGCGCGATGCGCGAACTGGAATTCATCGCGACGCTCGAGGCGCATTTCGACGTGGCGTACTTCACGCCGCCTTGGTACGAGCCTGGCTGGGTCAAAGCCGCATGAACGCCTTTGCCGTCCAACTTGAACTGGTGCGCTTGCTCAACATCCGCCTGATGGTGACCGCGGCGCTGCTGCGGATTGCGCTTGACCCACGGTGGCGCGCGTGAACGCGCCGAATCTCAAACAGACGATCGAAAGGATCCGGGTGGATCAAGCGTGAGTGTGCAAGCGGTCAGCTGGGTATTGGAACGGTCTGAAGCGCACCTTGGCGCCCGGCTGGTCCTGCTTTCGATTGCCAACCATGCCGATCGGCAGGGTTGCAACGCGTGGCCAAGCGTTTCAACCATCGCGCTCGAGGCGCACATGTCGGCACGCCAGGTTCAGCGATGCATGCGTGAGCTTGTGCAGATTGGAGAGTTGACGATCGATGCGAATGCCGGGTTCAACGGCACCCACCGATACACCCTGTCCAAGATGCAGGGTGACAATTTGTCGGGGGTGACAATTTGTCAGGGTGACAATTTGTCGGGGGTGACAAATCAGGCACAAAAAGACCTTTTGGGGGTGACAAATCGGGCCGAAAGCAGGCCCGAAATGTCACCCGAACCAAGAGCAAGAGCAACCAAGAGCAAAAGCAACCCAAAAGAAGGACGCGCGCAAGCGCGCGCCTGCCCACCTGACGTTCCGGAATCGACGTGGGCAGATTGGCTGGACCTGCGGAAGGCAAAGCGAGCGCCGGTCAGCGAGACGGTGATCTCCCGTGCCCGTGCCGAGTCCACGAAGGCGTCGATGACGTTCGCGGAATTTCTGGCCGAGTGGTGCGAGCGGGGATCGCAGGGGCTCAAAGCCGAATGGATCACGAACTCGCGGGGCGGAAATCGCGCCCGCGGGTCTCCGGCGAACCCGCCGATCGCGCAGAACTTCGCCGCCAAGACCTATACCGGAACCCCTGAAAATGAACTCCCAACCTGGGCACGATAGCTCCCTCGCCACGGAACAGGCAGATTGCGAAAAGCACGGTTCGTACGTTCGCCACGAGATCAAGCCGATCCCAGGCTTTCCGGGGATCTGGACCAAATGCCCAGCGTGCACAGACGAGCGCGCACGAATGGAGGCGGAACACGCGGAACGCCAAGAGGCGAGGCGTAAGGCGCAAGCGACGCAGGAACGTCTCCTGCAGTGCGGAATTCCGGAGCGGTACGCCGAGTCAACGCTGGGGAACTACGCGGCTGATTTGCCCGGTCAATCTCGAGCATTGCGGACAGCCACCGGATACGTCGAAGCATTTCCGAACCGCGGCGCTTCGATGGTGTTTTGCGGGAAGCCTGGAACCGGCAAGACCCATCTTGCATGCGCGGTCGCCCGGTGCATCGCAGAACGCGGACACACGGCACGTTTTGAAACCGTGCTGTCTGCGATCCGGAGCATCAAGGACACCTACCGCCGCGACTCTGAATCCAGCGAATCGCAGGCCATCGCGGCATTGATATCGCCCGCGCTGTTGGTGCTTGACGAAGTTGGAGCACAACTCGGAAGCGAGCACGAGAAGATCCTGCTGTTCGAAATCATCAATGAGCGATACCAGGAGTGCCGGTCAACGATCCTGATCTCAAACCTGACCATTGCGGAGTTGACTACATACCTTGGCGATCGCGCCATTGATCGATTCCGTGAAGGTGGTGCAGTGCTCGCGTTCGATTGGGATAGCCATCGCGGGGTGCGTCATGGGTAACCCGATGAGTTATCAGCCCGTCTCTGACGCTTCAACGCCAGCGCCGCCCAGCAGTTGCGGCGTCCTGCAGTGCGACGCGGATGCGGACGTTCTATTCATGGTTGTAGAGGAGTGCGGGCACACCCGTGTTGGCGCCTTTCGTGATTTCGCGACGGAGAGTCGAACTGCGAACGGAAAGTGCCAGCGAACGATGAAATCTGGATACATCTTCGTTGGATGGATCGCGCGCTGCGCAAAGTGCTATCAGCGAGATGTTGAACGCGCCCATCGCAGTCGTGCGGAATACCTCGATTCGATCTCCGGATCAACAGCATGACACCAACTCAAAAACGCGCGATGGAGCTATTGCGCGAGAGCCCGATGTCGACGTACGAACTAGCTTATCGCGCCGGCGTTACGCGACAAACGATGATTCGTGCGATCCAGTCTCTCGCGTTGTGTCAGGCCGTCGCTTCTATGCGCACACTCCGGCAACACGGAATCTCGGGACGTCGAAGCAATATTTGGACGATTGCATGAACGCACAGCCCGTCAAGCGCAAGCGGACTCGGCGTCCAGTGTATTTCCGCGTCGAGAAGCTGGTGCGCCCTGAAACCGGCGAGCTTGTCGGCGCGCTGGTGCCGCGCTGGTCGGCGGATCGCGATCAACTCCGCGCGCGCAAGTTCGTAACGGGCGCGGAGTTGCGCGCCGAGCTTCGCCGCAAGCGCAACCCGAAGTTCTACCGGCTTGGCCACGCGCTCGGGAAGTTCATGGTCGAACAGACGGAGGCCTTCGCCGACATGGACGCGCACACCGCGATCAAGCGCCTGCAGATGGAATCCGGAATTTGCTGCGATCGCGTCGAATACGAAGTGCCCGGTATCGGGAAGATCACGCGCACGGAACCCTGGTCGACTTCGTTCGATGACATGGAAGAGGGAACGTGGGCCGAACTGTGGAAGGGAGTAGTGCGACAGGCGGGCAAGTATCTCTCAGGCATGTCGGAAGAGGCGATCGAGGAATTCATCAAGATGACCGTGGACAACGAACCATGAGCGCCGCCGGCGACCGCTACATGGCGCGCGTGCGCGACCTTCCATGCTTCGTGTGCGGACAGCCTGCGCCATCGTCCGCGCACCACATCCGCGCCGGCATCGGCAAAAGCCAGAAGGCTTCGGACTTTCTCACCATGCCGCTGTGCCACGAGCACCACCAAGGCAAGACAGGCATTCACGGCGACCGCAGCGCCTGGTATCTGCGCAAGGTTGACGAGTGGGATGGCGTTGCAGACACGATTCGGAGGCTGACGAAATGACGTTGCGATTGATCATCGGATGCGACCCGGGCCAAACGGGTGCGCTTGCGCTACTGGCGGACGGCGAATCGGATGGCTTCATCGACATGCCCACGGTGGCGCGCCGTGCCGGTGGCCAGCAAGTCGACGGCGTGACGCTGGCGAACCAAGTGCGCGAAGCACTGGCACGCCACGCCGGCGCCGACGTGCTCGCGGTGCTGGAGCTTGTCAGCGCCATGCCCAAGCAGGGCAGTTCATCCGGCTTCCGGTTCGGGCAATCGGATGGCGTGCTGCGCGGCGTGCTGGGCGCGCTGCGGGTGCCGCTGATCGAAGTTCCGCCGCAGATGTGGAAGCGGCACCTGCGCCTGACCGGCTGCGACAAGGACGCGGCTCGCACTCTGGCGATCCAGCGATTCCCGAACGCGGCGCCACGGCTGGCGCGCAAGAAAGATATCGGTCGCGCCGATGCCCTTTGTCTCGCCTTGTGGGCGACGGTTACGGAAGCAATCGCGGCATGAGCGGCGACAGCCATTGCCTTGGCTACGCCGTGGAGATCGAGCGCCGCCGCGAGCCCAAGGATTGGCCGGAAGCGCTGAAGGGTGTTCCGGCCGAATGCCGGGACGAGTGCGAGAACTATCTCCGCGGCATCGCCGCTCGACTTCGGGTTGTACGGGGGATCAAGCATGGACCGACGGGCGGCAAAAGTGTGTTGGGCGCGTGACCAAGGCCTGAAGCACGTGCAGACGTGGAAACCAAATAGGGGTACCGCGATGGCGACAGCAATGAAACACCGGCCAGTCCAGGTCGACATCTACAGCCGCGAACGTGCCCCGATCGTGGAGCGGCTTCAGGCGATGCATTCTCGGTCGACCTGGCGCGATCCAGAAACGCTGTGGACGCCACTGGAAACGCGCTTAGAAAACACGCCATTCGCCCATACCTTGGCCGGCGCCTGCGTGTGGCTTCGCAAGCGCAAGACTGGTCAGCACGACGTGAGCGCGGACCTGCTCTGGTGTTTCGTGATGCAGGAGCATTGCGCCGAAGAGTCCATGCGGGTGCGCAATGCGCTGGTCGCCGCATGGGTGGACATGCACAAGTCGGTGGCCGAGCTTGCGCGCACGCTACCGGGCCTCACGGCCGTGGAGCGAGCCGCGGCATTGCTGGTCCAGAGCTGCATCACTGGCACGGCTCCGGGCGAGAAGATACCCGTGCAGTGGAAGCAGTGGCAGAAGATGCAGGAATCCGGCGAACGGATGCTGTGGAGCCTCGCGGACCTGGCCAGCAAGCGCGCTGAGTCCGCGCTTCGATGATACTGAACCATGCGGTATTAGAATCCGCACAACCCGCACGGCCATTGACTTTTGAAAATCAGGGCTGTATTTTTATCCACACTCCAATTCTGTCACCGAAAGCCGCCCACGAGGCGGCTTTTTTGTGTCCATCTTTCGCCGCGATGCTTCTAGGGAATAGCCGGGAAGGCCCAAGGGCGGCGTCCGGCGCGGCGAATTATTCCCATGCGCTACCTCCTTGCCGAAGCGATCCGCATCAACGGGTTGAAGGCGGAGCGTCGGCGCGCGGAACTCAGCGGCTTGCCGCTGGGCACCCGCACCACCGTTGCAGTGTTGGCCAAACGGCTACAGGGGCGAATCCATGATTCACATTGCGACGCGCGCGCATCGGAGCGGGCGCGGTGAGTGAGGCCACCCATGTCGAACGCACGATCGGGAACCTGGACGCCCGCATGACGGCGATGGAAGCGCGCATGTCGGCGCTGGAAGGACGCATCGATTCGCGCCTGAACCGCATCGAGAACGCGCTGGACGAAGTGCACGCCGCGGTGATTTCCGCACGGGGCGCATGGCGCGCGATCGCATGGGTAGCCGGCCTGTCAGGCACGCTCGCCGCCGGGCTTTACACGCTGATCCATTGGTTCGTGCCGAAACCGTGAACCTGATTCCTCTCCCGATCACGCCTGCCGATGCGCTGGGCAAGATCATCGTGCCCGCACTGGTGACGTTGCCGGCGGCCATGGACAGCCCGGAAGCGCGGCTGATGCTTCTGGCGATCGCGCTGCAGGAATCCGGGTTGCGCGCGCGGGAGCAGCAAGGCGGTCCCGCACGTGGCTTGTGGCAATTCGAGCGCAACGGCGTCTTGGCGGTCATGCACTGCCTGCAGACGGCGGACATCGTGTTCAATTGGTGCGACGAGAACGGCGTCACCTACGGCAGCAATGCGATTTACGAACGGCTGGCGCTGGACGATGAACTGGCCTGCGTCTTTGCCCGGCTGTTGCTGTGGAGCGATCCGCGGCCGTTGCCGGCGGTCGGCGACGCGATGAGCGCGTTCAACTGCTACGAGCGGACCTGGCGCCCCGGCCGGCCAAGCTACACGCGCTGGCGCGACACGGCGTATCCGCAGGCGCTGTCTGCAATTCAAGGAGCGGTGGCGTGAGACTCGGGAGTTTCTACTGCGGATGGGAGCGCGTCCCGGAATCAGAACGCATCGAGCTCGGGCTTGATCCTGCTGTCGGGGGCTGGGAAGTGCTGTGCATCGAGTTTGCCGGCCGCGGGTTTGTAGTGTCGGCCAGAAGAGCAAGGCCCCAAGCATGAAAGACCGCGGGATCGTCGCCGGCACGCTGGCCGTGATGGTGGTGATGGCGTTCTGTGGGTTCGCGATCTACGTTGGTCTGGTGCCGCTGCCCGAGAAAAACGATCACTTCATCGATATCGCGCTGGGCGCGCTGGTGGGCCAGTTCGCCAACGTGATCGGTTACTACTTCGGCAGCTCGCGGAGCGCCGACAAGCAAGGGGAACGTCCGCCCGTGACCGTTCCCCCGCCCCTCGACAAGC